TCGGATCAGCAAAGCCTGTTACCAAATTACCCCAAGCCGCCTTGACGGATGCCACAGATCCCGAGATGGTGCTTCCCGCTTCTTCTGCGGTAGCGCCGGCAATGTTCATGTTCTCCTGTACGATGTGGATAGCTTCGACAACATCCGCAAAGTTGTTAATATCAAGGGAGCCTTCGATATAGCCTTCCATTTCTTCGGCATCACGCAGGAGCCTTTCCATCTCTTCTTTTGTACCGCCGTAACCGAGTTTAAGGTTATCGAGCATGGTGAAGTTTTGCTTTGCAAATCCGGCATAAGCATTCTGAATGGATTCCATTGAGGTACCCATTCGGTTTGCATTATCCGCCATGTCGGTGATAGCTTCATCGGCATATGCCGCCGCTTGCCATGCGTTATCCCCAAGCGATGATGTGAGGGATGCCGCAAAGCCTGTGACGGTTTCCATGTAGTCATTTGCTGAAAGTCCCGCTGTTGCGAATGCGTTGGCCGCATTTGCCATGACTTCATCTGCGGTATCTCCGAAAAGAACTTCAACACCACCGACAAGCTGTTCATAATCTGCAAAGGATGCAGTCGCGGCTGTTGTTAAAGCAGTAGTTCCGGCAGCGGCTGCGCCTACAGCCTTCACCGCTATTCCACTGAGGGCCTTGGCTCCTGCACCGAAGGCAGAGGCGAAAGCACTTCCTCCACTTGTTCCGGCAGAACCCATTGCCTCTTCGATTTCGCCGGTCATACCCTCCATCGAAGGCCTGATCTGTAAATAAGCTTCACCTATTGTGTTGTTCGGCATTGATTATTTTCTCCCAAGCTTCGTTGAACTCATCTGCGGTAAGGAACACTTCCGCTTCTTCTCTCTTTTCTTCTGTCAATGCTTTAAGGATTGACGGAGGTTGATTTCTATTTTTTGACCCGTCTTTTGTCTTTGACCAGTGTAGCCAGGCTAACTCGTCTACCATTCGGGCCGTAAGTATCTGTTCCAATGTGAGCTTGCTGTTTGCGAGAGCCAGTTTGACTCTGGAATCATCTCTTAATCCAAAACAAAGAACAGCCACCAGCTCCGGTGACTGTTCTCTGTAGTTGAATAAGTGATAGGTTTCTGCAAGATCACAAATCAGTGAATCCTCACACACCGCAATGCAGTGCGCGAGGAATATCAGTTTTTTATATTCTTCTTTTCTTCGATGATCTCCTTCGCGGTATTCATTACCACATCAGACGGAACAAAACCATCATTCTGGCTTGCGATGTGTTCCATCAGCCTATTAAGCTGTTCTTTTCCGAACATAAGCTCGACCATCCTCTGAGCTGCAAGGACCTTCTCTACATTAGAACCGCTTTCTGTCTTTGCGGCCTCAGATGTAAAGCGCCAGTCAGTCAGTATTCTTTCATCTATTTCGTACTCAAATCCACTTTTTGTGATACCCTGCATATCCTCTCTCCTTACTGGTCCCTTTATACAGAGGGAACCGTTGTTGTGATGTACTCGTAATGATATCCGCCGGCGGTATCAGGTACATCGGTGATCGTGATGTTGTAGCCGATAGCCTCATCATCCTTATAGGTGATCTCACCGAGCTCAGAAATGGTTCCGTTAGGAACTACGATTCTCTTTGCTCTGCCGCCCTTAAGGATCATGTCGAAAACCCAACATCCGGAAGTCATCTCTTCTGCGGTTGCCTTGATCGCCAGATTTCCGTTTCCATCTACGGTTACATTGGCTGAACCGTAAATAGTCTTAAGAACGTCTACATTCAAGGACTCGATAAGAGTGAATGCGAAAGTGTCGGGTCTGTCGGTCTGAAGATTGAGAACGGTATCACCGCCCCAAGCTTTGACAGAATCGCTCTCGGGTGAGTTGTTGTTTACGACACCATCTTCGGAAACATATCCGAGCTCAGCAAATGCCGCATCGAGTGCAGCTGTTGCGCTGGTAGGAAGTGTGGTTCCGAGAGGAGCCCAGTGAACAGCTCCGCCGACTTTAGGCTTACCTACTGATACTTTTGTTGCATCGGGCATAATTAAGCCTCCTTTAATAAAACAGATTATAGTAACTACGATAGCGGTACCGCTTAAGTTCAGTGTCGGTGTTATCATTACCGCCGCCGATCTCACAGGTTATGTCTGTCGTTTCGTGAAGCTTATCCATTGCTGTTCTGAGTTTTTCATCAAGAACAGCCGCTGCGTACTTGCTCGGACCGTAGGATCTGAACTCGAGTGTCACAGCATCAATGCGGTTAGTTCTTCCAATGTCTACACGCTGGAAGATTATGAACGATTCCGGGACCTGCTTCGGTATCTCCAAGACCACAGGGATGTTATCCTCTGCAAATTCCGCATCAAGAAAGTTTTTCACTCTTTCTTCAATCATTGTCATCACCTTTGTCTTTCCGCACTATTACGTGACATCTATCGAAACCCACGAAACTTGAATCTACTTCTCCGTGCCTTTCAGCTTCATTCAACAAAGCATCCATCATGAACTGAGATTTTAAAACCTCCACCACTCCGGAGCTCTTCAATTTGACTTTAACCTTCGAGTTCTTCAAGATGTACCTTCTTGTTCCACCTTAATGGGATATTTGCTTCGATGCCTGCTGTTGGCTTTCCTATGGTGTGATATCTTCCGGTAAACGGTGCGGGAAGTATAACATAAGTGTCTTCCCAGTTATTATCATCGCCTTTCGGGATTGCCAGCGTGTATTTGGTCTTCTTGCCGTGCATCGCCAGGTTGTTGGTGATGTCATCAGCTGAAGGTTCTCCGACCAGCACGTCGCTGATATCCTTTGGGGAAGTGCTGTAAACAGGAGCACCGAAATTATCGGTGCCTGTCTGTGTCTTGACTTCTAATGTGACTGTTATACCGGTCATACAGAAACCTCCGGATCATTCAAACAGGGAACTATTCCGATCTTATTACCATATCCTAAGAGCTTTTTCTCAGTTCTGTTCAGATACAGTTCTCCGACTGAAGTATTTGTTCCCATAGTCCAGGACTGCGCATAGCCCATTGCAGACATTGATCCCTGCGTTGCTCCAACAGGGATATCCGGATCAATGCTCATTGATCTCTGGACCATGCGGATTGAAACAATCTTCTTTGCATCAGCTGCCGCGTTTGCATTGAAGCTGTCGATTATAATTCCCGCATCATTTAAGAGATTTGAGCAGATGTTCTGCTGTGCGGTTGTCATTGGCTCGGACATTCTATCCTGAACATCCTGAACGGTTGCGTATGCCATAACTGCCTCATTTCTTGGTTTTCTTTGTCTTCTTAGGAGCCTCGGTCTTGGGCTCTTCTTTTTCCTCCAGTTGCACCGGTGCAACTTCGGACTTTTCGACCTGCTTCACTTCGGACTTGGGTTTTTCCAAGTCAGCGGCGAGCTTATGGCCCGCCGCCTTGTATTCTTCAACTCGGTCATCCGCTACCCAAAACTCGATTCCTGTGAAGCAGTTGTTCATCTTTATCATCAGATCGAAGGAACTCTGCTTGCAGTGAGAGCGTTGAAGCAATCGGTGTCAGCGCGGAAGCCTACTTCGATTTCTGCTCTTACTGCGAACATATTCTGCTGGAAAAGATTGATGGTGTTGCCATCGGGAAGATCAAGAGTTGCCTGATCAGAGATAGCAATCTGAACATCATCCTCAACAGCGCCCCAAACTGCCTGAGTCCAGTCACCGCCATAGCCGATTACGGAAGGAGTTCCGCTCTTGAAAGCTGCCTTAGACATTTCGGTTCTTGCTCCGAGGATCATAGGGATAGCACCCTCTGCAGTATTATTGACGAACAGAGGTCTGTTAGCGTTGTCTTTTGCTCCGAGAAGGATTCCTCTTGCCTGAGGGGAAAGGATGTAGCCGTCGAGCAGTCCACCATGAAGCGCAATGTCGGTATCTGCTGCAACAAGTCCATCATAGGCATTGGATGCGAGGCTCTGAGCAGTTACATTTGCGAAAGTGTCAAAGTCATCGCCGGGAGCTGCTCCGTGAAATACAGTATAATCAAACTTTCTTCCGAGAGCTGCAGGGAGCCTGCGAACAATCTGATCATAGAGAGCGCCCATGTCTCTTCTGAACTGATTTGAAAAAGGAACGATTACAGAGAGGGTATATCCTCTGAGCATCTTGGTTCCAAGAGCGGGATTGCTTACGGGCTTCTTTCCGGTTTCGCCTACCCATTCAGCCTCAGGATCCGAAAGAATTTCAGGAATTGCGATTCCTCTTCCGGGAAGGTCGCTCTTGCGGGCAAGTCTCATAACCTTTGATTCTTCAGCAACTTTCTGCATGATCTCTCTGCTCACATCAGCAGGGAGTGTGATGTCTGATCTGTTAGTGGGAATACCTGACATAATTTTTCCTCCTTAATGTAAAACGGCTGAAATGTAGTCAGCAAACTGCTGCTTTGTTGAGCCGCCATGATTAGTGGAAATCTCTCCGCCATCCTTTACCTTAGGATAACCGGAAGGCTGGGCGAAGGCTTTGATCGCCTCGGCCTGTGCTTTGCAAGCTTCCTCTGTATCTCCGGTAAGAAGATTCGAAGGGATTCCTGTTTCTTTTGATACTGTTTCTCTCATTACCCTGACTTCGTTCTCTTTTCTGAGAGCCGCAAGTTCGGATTCGAGATTGTTTGCTCTTTCGGTTGCCTTCTGAAGTTCGCTCTTGCTGGCTTCTTCCGCTTCGTCATACTTAGCGGCCTTTGCCTTAAGGTCTTCGTAATCAGAATACTTGCCTTTTTCTTCAGCGAGTCTCTTTCCTACGATTGCGTTTACTTCGTCCTGGGTGAAAGTGCGGTTCTGGCCTTCGCCATTTTCCTGAGTGAGTACAGTAGCGGGTTCGCTCATTTGATATCCTCCTAAAAGAGTAAAATTCCTCGACTTGGCGCGAGTAGCCTATTAAAAAAGCACCTTTTGACGGGTGCTGATTTAAACATCGATTAATTCTGAATTGTCAGGACCTTCGGTCTTTTTGTCTTCTGCATATGCAGCTCGCCTCATTGCGTTAATCTTGTCCTGCGGAGTTCTTCCATCTGCATGTCTATACATGCTCAAATATCTATCCGGATCATATCCTTCGACATTGGTTCTCTCATTGAATCTGATTGCATATGCGCAATCACAATTTGAATGAATGTGCTCTGCATGACCGCCTTTGATGGCTTTCTTTGATGCGTACTGCCATCCACGCGAGGCGAGAGTTAAACAGAAAGCACAAGTCTCGCCCGCCGGAATCCAAGCAAATTGTGCTCCGTCCCTTAAACTGTTCTGTAAAGTCGTATCCTGCCCGGCCTGTTTGACAAGCCTTCCGACCACGTTAGAGATATAGGTCGCATCCTCGGAAAACTTTAATGCCCCATTAATAGCCTTGCCTGTTTCTGCAATCGTGGCGGTCTCTGCAGGTACCGCAGCAGGAAGATAAACTTCTGAAAGTTCAGCCATTGTGTCATAGTATTCGCAAGCAAGAGCCGCCGCTCCCTCGCCGTATTTTGTAGCGAGTGCATAAGCAAATTCTATAAGCTCATCCCTGGGAATATTGGCAAGGCCTACGCCTCCCCATCTTCCGGATACGCTCCAAACGGCATCTCTAAATTCATCCGCTGCCTTCTGGCTTAATTTTGCTAAGAGGTCTCTATATTTTGTCCATTCATCAAGAGAAACCGTCATTTATCTATTCCTCTAATTCCGTCAAAACCTGAAGTCCTCTCGCCTTAGCCTGCTGCGCGTTGATTCTTCTGATATCTGACTGTGAGAATCCTACCATTTCAAGGAATACATCAGTCTGACCAAATCCCGGTCTTGCAGTAGCAATCTTCAAAGCCGCATCAGCTGTTGATGCTATTGAGGGCATCATCGGATTCTTGAAGTGAGGCATAATAGCTTTGTCTTCGTCTGTCAGTTCATCAACAGAAACATTCTTCTCAATAGCAAGAGCCATGAGCATGATCTGAGTCAGTGACACTCCGTTTCCTTTATTGAGTTTTTCAGCAAGAGATACCAGTTTCTTTGACTGAGCTTCTATCGCATCTGAGCTTGTCGGGTTTGCTTCCTCAACAACTCCCACATCATTGGAAGACAATCCGGTTATTGCAGAGAACTGAGTCGCAAGAGCTTTAAGCATCTGGATATGAGGGGATATATTTCCCTGAGCCAGCTGTCCGAACTCAGGAACCTGCCCTGATTCCGGATCTCTTGTTGCTGCGAGCATTGATCCTACATACTGCTTGAATTTCTGACTTATTATCACATCGTACTGTTCATCACTAATTCCAAGAAGGTATTTCTGCGGTGATGTAGCAAATTCAAGTCCGATTGTCGCATTGCAGATAGTACGAACAAAGCCTTTTATAAGTCCGCGCTGAGGAGCTTTAAGCCTTGATCTTCCTAAAGGCTTTCTATCTGTGGCGTTCCAAACCATAGGCTCCATAAGAGGTCTTCCCATCTTGTGAGGGAACTCTTCAGCCTTAAATGTCTGTGTATCTGCGATACGTTTAAGTACCCAGATTGAAGTGTCATTGTAAAAATTGATTATAGATACGAGCTCTTTTTCTCCGCTCTTAATAGTATCTATAATCGCAAGACCGTATTCGATCCTCCCAAGTTCTCCGTTATACTTTGCCGCTGCTGTTTCTGGAGAATGAAATCTGATCCTGGCTTTCTTGTTATCATCAGCTGAAAGCGTAGCGAATACGCAACCAAATTCGAGCTCTGTCGTTGCAGCTTTAGGATATTCGGATAAGAGTTTGTTCCTTTTGGCTATCTGAGTTATCAGCTCAATATCTCCGCCATTCTCACCTACAAATCCATCAAAAACAGATCTCTCGGCGAGAACGTCAACAGCCTGTCCGCCCCATCCGCAATCCATCTCCAAACCAAGAAGATTGTCAGGCAAAGCGATACCAAGATTAACCTCAGAAAGAGGGATTTTCCCTTCGTAGTATCTGCTTTTTATGGCGTTTGCGTTTCTGTGCTTATTGAAGATCCGAACGCACTGATTAAACTGATCCTGAACTTCTTCAGGCATATCCAAGATAAATTTAAAATTAAGCTCGAGCATTTCTTATCCTCATCCGATCCGTTGTTTTCTTCCGGGGACTCTCTTAGAATTTCTCGCTCCCCAGAGAGCAAGTGCGCACGACTCTATTGGGCCGGATGTTTCTCCTCCAAAACCCCAGCCTTTGCCAATAGGTCTTTTGGTTGCGTTCTTTGCGCTCTCGTTTAATATTTCCTGTTTAGAGTACCAAGTCAGCTGTTTGGTTCCTATCTCATCGACAAGAAGGCTTGCTGATGCGATAACCTGGTTTGCAGTAGGTCTGATGATAGAATCCTGAGCTTTCCAGATGTCCTTGATCTTATCGTTGAGAACATCCACTCCATTCTTGCC